GACAGTTTCAACTGGAACTCGCGATCGGCCTGCACGATGGCGTTCGACAGCGCCTCGCGCTCGAGCAGCAACTCGCCCTGCTTGATGACGTTGGTCTCTTTGTCGATCTGCAGGTTGAGTTGCTTGATCTGAAACTGCAACTGCGCGACGTAGTGTTTCGCCGCCTGGTTGCCCTGCGCGATGCTCTGCTGCGTCTTGGACTTGATGTCCGCAATGGCCTGAGCGGACTGTGCGCGGATGCCAGCGATCTTCTCGTTGCTCGCGAGCTTGGCCGCGTCCTGCTGAATCTGCTGCTGCAACTGGGCCACCTGGTCCTGCAGTTGCTTGATCTGCGGGTTGCTGCCGTCGTCCTTGACGCTGGGGAAGAACTTCGATCCGTCCTGATAGCCCAGAATGCCCATCACCTCACGCACGACCGCGTTGGGGTCCGCGCCCTGCGCTGCCTGCGGCGATATCTGCCCGATGGTCTGGAAGCCGATGGCGAAGCGCTGGATGCGCTGCAGCGGGTCCGTGTTGCCGAAGCCGACGGCGACGTTCATGTTGACCGGCTCCTCCATCGAACGGAACGCCTGCTGCCACGGCAGGTTCGGCACCGCGCGCGTGCCAGCGATCTTCAGGATCTTCTGGTCGGTCTCAAACTGACGCTCGAGGTCTACGAGTTGCGAGAGGACCGGTTGCGCCCAGGTCTCCGTGAAGGTGCGTAGGCCAAGTTCGGTGATGATGTCAGCGCCCTGGCCGAGAAGTTCGGTGTTCCGAACCCGTTGATCACGACTACCGCCAGTGAGCGCGCCAACTGTGGCTTGGTTGAGAACTCCGGTGAGATCACCAAAGTCGAGGTCGAGCAGGTCTTGCTCTTTGTACGCGGACTGCGTGACATCCTTGGTCTCCAGTTGCTTGACGTCGAGCGCCGGATCGGTCGTCATCGTGATCGCGCCGGGGACGTTGCGCATCAGCGAACGCATGTCGACCATTTGGCCGCGCTTGACGAGGTAGCGGTTGTTCAGCGCGAGGCGGATGTTGTCGTTGCGCTGGTTCTGGATATCGTTCATGTACTGCTGCGTGTCGTGAGCGATCTCGACCGGACCCGACGGATACGGACGATGCGTCTCGACCGTGCAGTTGCCCATCACGTAGGGCCGGTAGTCCAGGCCGAACACGTCCTCGATCGGCACCGGGTCGCTCAACTGCAGGTTCGTGCCGAGCGTCTCGAAAACGTAGTCGAGGCCGTCGCGGCGCATGATGTTGCGGTGGACCCAGACGATGCGGTTGTGCTGGCCCTGCTGCACCTGAGAGTAACGGTCCAGGCGCACGTTCTCGCGGGCCTGGCGCACGACCTGCGCGGTGTTGTTGATGTCGGTCGCGCCGCCCATCAGCTGCTCGACGGTGAACTCGCGCAGGTAGGGAACCTGGCTGCCGTAACTGCGCGCATTCTTGATGTGATCCGCGAGCTCCTCGACGAACCACGGGATCTGTTCGATCAAATACGGGCTGGAATTGATCGGATCGACCCAGTCGCACGATGGGTGCAGGCGCACGTTTTCGATGGGAATTATCCGAATCCACGGCGTGTCGCGGCGAATCTTTGCGGTTTGGCGCGTCTTGCCGGTAGCGTCTCCATTCGCGTCGAATTCGTCCTCGACGATGGTCGACTCCTGGTAGCGCCACTCCTGACAGGAGATCACCGAGCCTTGCGTGAGCGAGTCGTACCACGCGCCCAGCGCCGTCTTGAACCACGGCACCGTTTTCTTCAGCCGGTAGTTCAGCAGTTGCGTATGTACCTTCGCCGCGAGATCCTGCGCCTTGTCGGACTCGTCCTGCGGCTCGCAGTTCACAACTTCCATTGTGGAAAAAAACGCCATCGCGCACGCGGCTTCTTGCTTGCGCAGCATGATGCGTGTCTTCGGGCGGAAGTACTTCGACCGCTTGTCGTAATCCGGCGAGTAGTACTTCGACCCACCGGCGTGGCGGCTGTACGTGTGCGCCAGCGCGTTCTCGATCCGGCGGCGCACCGAGATGTCGAACCAGTTCTGCGAGACGTTGAAGTTCTCGCGTGAGATCTGCAGCCAGTCGGGGGCCTTCTTCTTTTCCTTGTCGTCGCCCTCTGCGCCCAGATCCCCCTCGAGAGGCACCGGATTGCGCACGAAGTCCTGAGCGGTGCCCTTCCCCATCCCCGGCGTGAAGTCACCCTTCGTGTCGGTCTGTTGCGGAGCGCCGCTTCCGCTGGTCAGGTTGCTCGACGTGCGCGTACCGGCTGGCCCCTCGAGGGGAATGGGGTTTCGGCTGTAGCCGTCGTTGGTCGCCATGTCAGTGGATGCTCACGAGCGTGCGGCCCTGAGCGTCGACGAAGGATCGGCCTTCGCGCAGTGCGCGGTCAATCTTCTCGTCGAGTGTGCGCTTGCGCAGCACCTTGCGCGCGGCGGCATGCTCCAGGTCCGACAGGATCGGCAGGCAGTTGCCCTTCGCATCCTTCGGCAGCGTCGCCCACAAATCCAGATCGAAATGGCCGCGCGGATGTCCGAATCGCTCGAGCAACTCGCCGCCCGCGGTGATGAAGCGCCGACGCGTGATGTCGTGCTCGACCTCGTCGGCGCGGATCGTGTAGCCCCAGATGTCGTGGAAGTGGTGGTTGAAGATGTTGAACATCCGGCCCCGCTCGTTGATCTGGATCGCCCACATGTGGCCGGGGTACGCCTGGACGAGGAACTTCATCCCCTCCTTCGCGACGATCACGAGCGAGGCGTGATTGTCGAACATGTCGGGATGCGTGATCTCGCCTTCCGGTTCGCCCGCCGGATCGGGGCGCGGGTTGTTCCACTTCAGCGTCGTCGTCAGGCTCATGATGGTTCCCTGATTTCCCATGCGCAGAGGCTGGTGTCGCCAGCGACCGACTTTATCGTGAAGTTTCCGCCTGGAACGCGCGCGTTGATATACGGCGATCCAACCGTTCCGCCGGGAGACTGGATCGTCAGGAAGATGCGCGAGTTCGCCGTGACCTTGTTCGTGCTGACAGTGACGCCAGACGAACCATTCAGTGTCACCACGCCCATGGAGCAGTTCGTGCCCTCCTTGAGGTAGTAGCCCTTGCCTGCAACCGTGAGCTTGAAGTCGCCCGTGCAGAGCGGAGAGCCATTCAGCGTCGCGCTGGTCCCGGTGATCTTGATCGCCGCGACACTGCCAATCCCAGAGAACAGATGCAGCGCCGCGGTTGGACTGACAGCCCCGATGGTTACGTCGCCAGCAATATCGCCAAGGACAACCTGATCGCTGCTTGACGAAACACCAAAAAGACCCTCTTGCGATGTCCGGCCTACGGCGTACCAGGAGCGGGAAGCCGCGTTTGAAGAAAAGGCAACGAACGCTGGGGACAGACCGCCAGAAATGGTGACGACCTGAGTGCCAGTGAAGCTATTCGTGCCGAGAATCGCGATGTTCGATAGCGGCGTCACGCCACCGGCTACTGTCGTGCCGACCAGCTGCGCCGCGGCGTTGTTGAACGGGATGCCGAACGCGCCGTCGATCTTGACCAGCGAATCCTGTCCGGTGAGTCCGATCGCGACGAGCTTGATGTTCGACGCGGCGTTGATCAGCGGGTTTGCGCCAAGGATCGCCATCAGGTCGTCCTCAAGTAGATGGTGCCGTCGGCGGTCGACGTGTAGTAGTTACCGGCACCCACCGGGGGCTGCTCGTAGGCGAAGTCGGGAATGACTGGCGGCGTCGGTGCCGGATCGCCAGGATTCTGGCTCTGCAGGAACTTGCGCCCGTTCGGGAACAAGTACACTTCTGCAGGATCGCGCCACTTCGGGTCGAGGCTCGCCACGATGGTCCGCATGTCGATCGATTTCGATTGGACCGGCGGCGTGGTTGGCTGATAGGCCATGAGTGTCTCCCGTCCGCGCCTTATACCACATCCGGCTCGAGGCTGAGTTCCTCGTCCATGACCTTGACCGGCACGGCCATCGTGAAGGTAACCGCGAGCGCGTCGCCGTCGTCGGGACTCAATCCGCCGCGGGCCGCGATTTCCTGCTTGCTTTCCAGTTTCAGCCGCTCAGTGCGCCGATCGTATCCGTAGCCGGGACACTCGAGTGCGGTGCGCAGTTCGTTGTCGTCGGGGATCACGCCCTCGTCGCGCAGCCAGTCGCGCATCCGCGACCAGATTTCCGCGCGCCGGTTCACGTACTTTTTCAGCAGGTCAGCCTTCGCGCCGAACTGGACCTCGATGATGATGTGGCCCAACTGGCGCAGCCGGTCGATCACACCCGCGCCGTAGCCGCCTGAGCCGTCGACGAACACGACGTCGGGCGCGTGCGCGCGGATCACCTCGGCCACCATGCTGGCGACCTTCATCGTGTCGGGGATGCGCCAGCGGTACACCGTCGGCAGCAGGTAGCGGCCCTTGCGCAGGCGCACGACCGTCTGGTCCTGGCCCTGCCTGGCCACGTCGACGCCCATCAGCAGCGGCACGCTGCGCGGAATCGTCAGCGGGTCGAACTCCTTGCCGCGGCGGATCGCCTCGGTGATCAGGCCCGACGAGATGAACGACAGCGAGCCGTGCAGCGGGAACAGACCCAGCACGCGCACCCGCACGTAGTCCGAATCGATGCCCCAGTCGTCGATCCACTGCTCGAGCAACTCCTTGTTCGCTTTCTTGGAATCGCGGCTGTCGACGTGCATCGTTGTCCAGCGATGCGCGTGCGAGCCGAAACATTCCGCAAATCGACCGTCCGGTTGCGTCGGGTTTCCAAATGCCAAAAGTATACCGCGCGTGGTGAACGCGCCCTCGGACACGTCCCAGATCGGGTCGGCAATCGTCGACGCCTCGTCGAACTGGAACATGACGATGTCTTCATGCACGCCCGCGAACGACTGCGCGTTGTGCTCCGACCAGGCCATCGCCTCGGCATACCAGGTCTCTGGCTTCCACACGCAAGTATACTTTGTCTGCGTCCACTCAAACTGCCACTTGTTCGCGGCGAACTCATGCCACTTCGCCACCTCGCGCCAAGTGCCTGACTTCAACTGCGGCATCGTGCCTGCCGTCGTACGTGCCTTGTTCCTAATAAAGCAAGTCTGGAACCAGTGCGTGACCCAGGCCATCAGCGTAGACTTGCCGCTGCCGTGGCCGCTGGCGATGGCGATGCGAATGGTCTGAACACCGGCACGAAGCTGCTTGCCCAATTCATCCAGCACAATCGCCTGCCAGACATCCGGCCCCTCCTCGCCCTCCAGCGGCCCCGGCATCCCCCACGGGTAGACCGCGCACACGAATCCCAGCGGATCCATCTGGAATTGGCCGCAGAAGTCGTACCAGGCGATGAACTCGTCTTCGGTGCGCGGCTCAGGCCAATAGCTCGAGGTCACGGGCGCGGCGAACCGATCGAAATCGTCTTGCAGTTCTTGCACTGGTACACGCCGAAGTGTTCGCCTGCGATCGGATCTTCGCCTTCCCACATCGTGGGATACATGCAGTTGAACACATGCAGCCAGCGACACTGGCGGAACAGACAGAGCCAGCGCATCACGGTTCCTCGGGCGGCGTGTCGAATCCGGTCGGCGGCTCGACCGGCTTTTCGATCGGCGCATGCTCGATCAGCGTCTGAGCCTTGGCCGACCGCTGCATCTGGCCGACCGTCTTGCTGTCGACAAGCGTGGCCCGCAGCGCGTCGGCGCGCTTGACCGCACGGTTCTGCGCGACCGTGATCACGTTGATGATCGTCTCGGAGTTCATCACGTTCTGGGTGTTGGGCTGCACCAACTGCTGGATCCGAGCGAGTAGCTCGAGCGCCTGGGACTTCGGCTCGAGCTCGATCTCGCGCTTGACGACCGCGCCGTCCTTGAGCGTCTCGCGGTACTTGCGGATCAACCGGCGCTTCTCGGGCGGCAGGCGCTCCTTGATCTGCGCCAGCGTCATGAAACTGCCGCGATTGGGCAGCGGCTTGCCCTCCTCGTCGAGCTCAATCGTGTCGTCGACGTAGTCGGTCAGGTCCGCGTCGATCGTCTGGATCAGGCGCTTGAGCGCAAAGGCGCGCTCGACTCCCGCGGCGATCAGCGCGGGCGCGGCCAGGCGCTGGATCAGCTTGCTGACCTCGGGCCGGGTCATCAGGTTCGCGCCGCGCGCGTGGTGCCTCGGCTCGACCGCTTCGCCCGGGTCGTACACGTCGCGGAAAGCGACCCCGACGTCTACCGTTTCCAGCACCCGCTTGGCGAACGCCCACTCACGCAGCTGCGTCTGGGTCGTCGGTGCCTCAAGCTCCGGTAACGCCTCGCTCATAGTCGACCGAGCAGCGCCAGGACCAGGACGATGACCAGGATCAACACCAGCACGCCCGCCGGGGTGTAGCCGTAGGAGTGCAGGCCCACCGCCGGCAGCGCGCCGATCAGCAGCAGGATCAGGATCACGATCAGGATGATCGACAGGACGTTCATGTCAGTGGCTGAGAACCTGCAGCACCTCGCGCACGTTCAGCAGGAAGGCCAGCAGCCCCGCGCCGAACATGATCTCACCCACGCGCACCAGTTTCGGATTGCCCGCCAAGGCGTACATCAGCAGGCCGATAATCGCTACCAACAGGCTCAGTGCAATGATCATTGCCCTTCTCCTCGTTTGCCGCCGTGAAGTATCTCAAACTCGCGCAGCCGCTGCTGTTCCTCGAGCGCCACCACGCGCTCGCGCAAGTGGCCGGCCTCTTCCGACCGCACCTTGATCACCTCGCGCGCGTCGCTGATCTGGCCGTCGAGCCGCTCAACGTGCTCGCGCAGCGGCTGAATCGCCGTCGCCCACAACGCCAGCAGCGCCACCGTGATCGTGGCGATCGTGGTCGCAATGGCGTCGAACCGCGTCGTCGCCATTCATCCCTCTCATTGCGTCATCACGAACCAGGGCGAACACAACGTCGACGAGTCGCATGACGATACGCTCAGGTCATAGGGATTGCTTGGCAAATTCGCCGTCGGCAGAAAACTCAGGTAGTAGGTCGCTCCCGGCTTGAGCGTGCAAGTGCTCACCGCCTGGTTGACCGCCACCACCGTCCGCAGCCCGCTGCTCGACCTGTTCTGATTCATCCGGCAGTAGGCAGGGATTTGCGATCCCACCTGACCGAAATCGCCGGGGCACACACTGATCGTGGCAGAAGCGTTGGAGTTGATCCCCGAACCGGACCAGCCCCACGTCACCCGCGACCCCACCGCGCTGGCCGGAACCACGAACTTCTCGGTGAAGTACATGTACGGCGATGCGCCCGTCGGCTGAGTCGTCAGACCGGAGTTGCCAGGCCATGACGGCGTGTTCCCCGGATAAGTCCACATCGCGTTGTAGTCGGCAGCATTGACGACCGGACTGACCGTGCCGTCACCCCACCTGACCCGCGACTGCAGCACCGGTCGCCAGTTCTTCCCCGCCGTCGGCGTCGGCAAAGGCTTCAGGCCCGAACAATCCCCGGGCGGCGGCGGCGGCGGCGCGGTAATCGTCAGCGACGCCGTACTCAACACCGCACCCGGCTGGCACGTCACCGTCACCGCATCCACGCACGGCGCAGCATTCGCCGGGATGGTCATCGTCACCGACGCCGAACAGGTCTGCTGCGGACCCACCCCGGAGCACGCCGCCGCCGCCAAAACCGGAGCCGACACGCACCCGCTCTGGGTCACCGCGCAACTGGTCGCCAGCGCCGCACTGTAGGTCAGCGTCGCCACCTCACCCGGCATGGCCGACTCCGGCCCAATCACCGCCCCCTGTGGCACCGGATTGAGCGGCTCAAACGTCGCACTCGCCGCGAACCCGGAACCGGCCCAAAACACCAGCGCGAGCAGCAGCACCCTCACGGGTAAAACGGCACCTTCACCGTCGCCAATGCATACGGCGTCTTGTTGTAGTTCTCCGGCGTCTGCGCCGCAATGTGCGCCTTGAAATCCTTCAAAGTCGTCCCCGCCAGCACCGCCAAACTGTTCGGCGCAATCCGCTTGCCCGACTGATCGTAGTTGCCGTTCGGCAGCTTCTCATCCAACCGAAATGTCTGCCAGACCATCGCCCCAAACGGATGATTCGCCGGATGACATACCTGCAGCACCTTGGCCTGCGTGGCGTCATCCATCTGACGAAAAGCCTTGATCGTGAAATCAGCCACATACAACTGCACCGCGTCCGCCGGATTGCCCAACTCCTTGATCTTCGCCACCACAAAATCAAACAACACCGCCCCGTCCGCGTCCGGCCCCGTCAAATACCCCACAGGCAACCCAACCGATGGGTCCACCAACCCCGCAGGCTGCGCAAACGTGCTCCCCTCAAAATCCGGCGCAGCCTGCTCCGGCAACCCCAATCGACGCTCTCCCATAACACTTCCTCCTCGCCTCTCAGCCCAAGCCACCGATCATGCTCCCCACTTTTTCAAAAATCTACCAGAAATGTCGGGGGGGTCGCGCATCATAGTATACAAATCCCATTTGTAACCGTCGAAGGCACTCTATCCGAATCCGATTCGGCCAGGCCCAGGCCGACGCCGGTGGCTCGAGGGGCAAGCGGCGGGGTGGCTGGGGCCAGCCGGGTCGGATGAGAATGATTATTATTCTTGCGAAAAAGTATACGAATGAACTCAATGATATCAGGCACTTGCGTGCCATTTTACATAATGGTCATATGCGTGCTAGATGAACGAAAGGGACAAACCCCAGGTTTATCAGCAACTTGTGCCTAGCCCACCCGCCAAATGCGCGTGCGAGCGCTCACGCGGCGCTGGCGGCGCTCAGGTGCTCTCGACCGCCAGCGCGGCGGCGGCGTCGCGTGCCGCCTTCCACGCCCTGTACGCGCTTGTGCGGCGGTCGCGCAGGCCGCTCGCCAGCCGTGGCACGCCGTCGGTCGACGCGGCGAAGGCGGCTACCCGCACGCGCTCGTCGTGGGCTTCGATATCGGCCCGAATCAGGCGCTCAATGCGCGCCTCCAATCGGTCGATCTTCAGGGCGGTGACGTAGCGGATTCTGGGGTCGCGCTGGCGGCGCGGACGGTTCACCTTCATGGGCATTCTCCGGCGTGGTTTATATCAGGTATACAATGCAGCATCCTTGCCTGTTATAAATCTGCAAGATGTGCAAGAAGACGCATTGTGCGCGTATTATACAACGGGATTCTGTAGCACAATCGAAAAATCAATAAGTTGAATACCAAGGCGTCTCAGGCGTCTCAGGCGTCTTCATTTTTCCCATAGAGGCCGTAGAACACGCGCAGGCACCGTCTCACGCCCCGTGAGACGCTAAATACAGACTATTTCTTTTAATATATAACTGAGGTAGTAGGGATAGTGTTGGTAGATCAAGGGGTTGGGAGGGCGCTTTTTGGGACACAGAAGGGACGCCTGACGTCTTTCTAAGTCATTGATGCGCCTGGAGATTGTGGGAAAGTTGAGAATAGTGCTTGACGGCCTGCATCTGCCCGTTATAAATTAGCGTCACTGGCACCCCGCCAGCCACACAAAACCGGAGCAATCCCATGCAAGGCGTCCTAACCCTCGACACGATTTTGACCACCCTCGACACCCTCGACCGCGACGGCTGCGACCTGTCTGCAGCACTGCAGAACAGCACCCAGAATTCCACCGTATCGGAGGCCGCTTAAGCCATGAAATTCAAGCTCAACATCGACTGCAATTCCGACGCCTTCCACGACGATCACATGGCCGAGATTGCGCGCATCCTGCGCGCCGCTGCAGCCCGCGTCGAAGACCTTCGCTGCACCAGCGGATCGCTGGCCGACGCCAACGGCAACAGCGTCTGCACCTTCCTGCTCGGCTCTGACCTGTACTTCAAGGAACTCGACCTGCGCGCTGCCGAACAGGCGGCGCATTGCGCGCTCTGCGGCGAACGCTTGGACGATGGCAAGAACTGCCGCTCGCTCGACCGTGTTTCGCACGACTTCCTGTCCTGACACTGCCCCGGAGAATCCGACAATGGCAAACCGTCTCACAAAAGCACAACGCGCCTTCCTCATCAGCGAGGCCGACTTCGACCGCGACTACCAGCCGCGCAAGCATCGCAGCGGCGACTTCTACACGTTCCAACAGGTCCGCCGCTACCCCATCAATCGCGTGTGGAGCATCGTCGATGACGGCGGCGAAACCGATCACCTGTACGCCTCTCCCGGCTACCACGTTGTCAACCATCTGGGCTATGTCGTGACGCGCAAGCCGTGGGACGAGAACACGCTCGACGCGCTGTACCACGAAGCCTGACAGCGATGCCTCTTGCGGGTCGCATCCATCGCGACCGCAGTGGGCAACACTGACACCAACCCAAGAGAGGAAACCGCAATGACTGACACACTGAAGCTTTCCGGCAAGACCCGCACCATTGCCTTGCTGCCGCGTGTGGGCGCGACGCTCGTCGTGGGCGGCAATGAGTACCGCGTGCGCCGCGTCGAAGAGGTGAACGCCTACGGTGCCGTTGGCCACCGCATCTACTTCGACCTGAACGGTCGCCGCGTGTACGACCCCATGTCGTGGACGTCGTGGCGGCAGCTGGCGTGCGGCACTGAAGCGGTGAACGTCGTGATCGACGCCGACGTTGTCGAGCGCAAGCATCGCGGCGGTGCGCCCACGTATGAGGTCACGCTGCAGGTTGGCGACATTCAGTACCGCTTCTCCTGCAAGACGCTCGACGGTGCGTTCGCGCTCAAGGAACTCGCCGCGAGCGCGCTGCTCGACATCTCGTCCGCTGTCCTTTGAACTTGTATACAACTGGAGTACTACCCGTGCCTACCGACATCTGTCCCGCCGTCCATATTTTCGATCACATTACCCTCGCGCAATTCCGCGCCACGCGCACCGAATCGGCTGACGTTGCGCGCTTCGCTGGCCTCGACCCCGACGATGACACCATCTTCCCCGGCTACACCTATCTGGGGTTCGGCTACATCGTCGACGAGCGGCGCGTGACGCCCAAGCCGCAGACGCCGAACCGCTACCGCTACTGGACCCTGACCGCCGACGGCGTCGAGTGCGGCAGCGATGATCTGGATGCGCTTGAGGCGCTTGTGTACGCCGACACCGTGCAAGGCGGGCACCTCGTCGCAGGCTATGGCTACATCAGCCTGCAGCCCATCCCGCAGCCGCTGGAAGAGGTGCTAGATCAGGACAGCGCGATCAACCGTGGCATCCGCGCCGACATGAAGGTCGCGACGTGCGCGCCTGCGCTGCTGACTGCGCTGCGCCACTGCCGTGCGGATGGCTCCGCGCACGCCGCCGCCGTGTTGGCCGCCTTGGGCTTCTGATGCTGCCTGCTGCCGTGTCAGAGACGGCAGCGAGCAACACCGCAAACCACTAACCCCAGAGAGGATCACCATGCAAAACATCATCACCGCCCGCAAGCTTCAAGCTACCTTCACCGCCGCATGCGCAGCGCTCGCCACCGATGAGCGCGCCGAGTGCGATCAGCTGGCGCAGGTTCACACCGCACTGTGCGAGGGCGCGGTCGCAGAGGAATACGCGCACACGGGCGGCAACGTCTACGTGTCGTACACGCTGCACGCCGCTGGCAATCGCCTGTTGCTCGCGTCGGCAACCTTTGAGTGCCTGAACGTGCTGCTGCTGCCGCGTGCGTACAGCGCCACTGACATCGATGCGGCCATGACGTTCCAGTACGACTTGGCGGGCGAAGATGACGCCTTCATGGTCCTGCAGGTGCTGCCGTACAGCACGGTCGAGGATCAGGCTGGCAAGCTTGGTCCCTGCGCGACCGACGAGTATACCTTTGCCGAATTTCAGGCCACGCGCCAGCGCGTCGCTGACATTCGCGAAGCGTCGAGCCACTGCATCGAAGAGGCGATGCCCGGTTTCGTGTACGCGGAGGGCATGTACATCGCAGAGTGCGCGCTCAACACGTACTGGCTGCTGATCGGCGCGCACGTCGATGAGACCAGCAACGACCTTGCGAAATTGGAGCGCGTGTTGTTCGACTACGGCGTCGAATCGGGCGAGATCATCGCCACCTCGACGATGCAGGTTGCGTACATCAGCGACGAGGCGGACCCGTGCGAGATGGGGCTGGAAGAACTGATCAGCAACTTCAATGAGAGCGGCGGATTTGAGGGCTGCGATGCGGGCGACTTGCGCGAGGCGATGGACAACGGCGGCTGGTTCCACGGGTCGCACGAGAATGGCCGTTACATCGTGCTGAACCTCGCCAAGCTGGGGCTGACCTTCACGCTCGCGATGGATGCCGACAAGCTTGATGCGGCCATCGCTGCGAAGCGCGCTGGAGGTGCAGCGTGAACCGCGCCACCATCCTGCGCCTCGCTGCGCACGCGCACGGCACGTCGGCGGTGCATTGGAACCGTGACCTTCTGGGCTGGTTCCATCACGACGCGAAGGGCGACCTGTACGTATGCGCGAAGTGTGCGGGCGAGATGCTCACACGCGGTCACTCGCTGACGCCCGCCACGCCTCTCTGGCGCGGCGACACGGTCACGCGGCCATGGGTCTGCGTCGTGTGCGCTGCGCGCCTCGCTGCGGCCTTCTGCGCCGAGATACGCGCCACGCTCACGCCCGACGAACTGGACACGGCAGTCAAGCGCAACCGGACCATCCGCGCGGGCTGCTGCGCCTCTCACGACTTCTGCGATGCCAACGTATGCATGATCGATGCTTGGCAGAAGGCGTTTGGTTTCGAATGGCACAGTGTCGAGGACGGCGACGAGAACGACCCGGTTCACATGGCGCGCATCGATGCCGAAACGGAACTGTGCAACGAAGCGTGGGACGCCGCACGCGAATCCGAATTCACCCTGCAGGAGGTGCAACCGTGACGGCCAGACAGTGGGCGCGTTGCGCGCAGTGCGGACTCGCAACCTACGTGTGCGCCAAGCGTGGCTGTCCGCCGCGCAAGGGCTACGTGCTGGCGCAGCGCAAGGGCGCGTACAACGAACGCCATGAGAGCGCGCACCAGACGCTCGCAGAGGTCAGCGCGGAGTGGCAGCGGATACGCGATGCGTGGGAGCGCGAGGTGGGCGCAGGCGTGCGCTCCGACGAGTTCCCGGTCGCCTTCGTCCGCAAGGGTGGCCGTTCGTTCGGCTACGTCTCTTGGAACGGGCGCGTGTGGTCTGGCGGGCCTAAGCAGTGGACCCCGGACACGCCGCTGCTGCAGGAGGCAACCCGTGCCGTACCGTAACCCGCTCGTCATCAGCATAGGCCGCAGGCACCTGTTCGCCGCGCACGACATGGCGGGGGCGCGTAAGGAGTATCTGCGCCTGCGCCGCGAGCATCGCAAGGCGCACCCCGGCGCACCGTTCCCCCCAGCCAAGGTGCGCGACGGCAACCGCAAGGATCGCCTCGTCGCCTGCATCAACAACGACGGTCGCGTTTACGAACCCGGCAGCGCGTTCTTCGATTGGATCAAGACCAAGCGCGGATTCTGACGGCTGTTGCGCTTCAAGGACGGAGCGCAGCGGCGGTCGCGATCACGCCACCGATAACCCGACAGGAGTTTCTACCCATGACCCAACAATCCCCGGCCTGCGGCTATCCTGACTGCGCCTGCGGGCGCGAGGCGGCTGCGGCCCAGGCCCGCGCCCAGGCCCGCGCCCATCACGCTGCTACCCATGTCGCGCCCGTGCTGTCGCACCTCGCGTTCACGGTCGCTCGCATCGCACGCGAGTCGCGAGTGATCGCGCTCGACCTTCACCGCCGTGGCCTCGCGACCAAGCTCGACCGTGCCTACCATCGCGGCCTGCGCGTCGGCGCACGCGAGATGGAACGCGAGGTCGTGCGCTACGCCACCAAACTCATCAAGGAAATCACGCCATGACTTTCACCCTGACGCCGTCCCGCAAGGTCTACATCATCAGCACGTCCGCGTGCCACTTCGTGAAGTACCTCGACCGCGAGCCGCGCCAGCGGTTATACGCGGCGCAGTTCGACGCACGCCACAAGACCCGCGAGCAGGTCGAGCAGTGGGTGCGCCACCAAGACAACCTGATTTTGACCGGAGGAGGAGGCTACCCATGACTGAGTTCAACTGCTTGAACGGCCAGATCGACGACGAGGGTTGGTTCTTCACGTTCGGCTATGGGCATCGCCTGAAGAACGGCGAGAGTTTGCAGAACCGCTACTACCTGTCGCACGAACCGGATTTCGGTAAGGCGCGGCTGGAGATGTGGAAATTGCGCGGCGCAGTCTGGGCGATGCAGTACCCGATCTGCGACCTTGCAGGACAGGTGGCCGACTTTGGCCTGACCGAAATCACCGCAGAGGAGTTGAGCGAATGACGCACGCGACGAAGCTTTCCGAGATAGCCAGACTGCAGCACCAGATCGACCTGTACTCGACCCTCTGCATGGCGTGCAAACACGACACAAGTCCCAACGTCGTGCGCGACCGCACGAAGCTCGAGGGTTCACTCGCGGCGGCACGCGAGTTGCTGGCGCGGCTGAAGAAGGAGGGCTACGAGTGAACTACCGCAAAGACGAAGAGGCTCGAGCCATCCTGCGGCGCGAGTTGCGCGACAACCTCGTCGCGTGCCTGGGCTGCATCTGCGTCGGCACGCTGATCGGCCTGTTCATCGGCCTCTCGCTCCGTTTCCACTGACAACCCGATAGGAGGACTACCCATGTGCCACGCAATCCTGAGAGTCAGTTTCAAGAACGACAAGACCATCCAGAACATGCAGTGCGACACGCCCGGTGTCATGCGGACGAAGATCAGCGAACTGCAGGCGAACGATCAGGTGAAGCGCATCGGCGTGTTCGTGTGCCAGCAGCACATCGAGCGCGTCGAGAAGTGGACCGCGAAACCCTACGAGGTTCCCGGCGATGTGGTGCAGCAAGCATGAAGAAGACCACGAAGAAACCCGCTACCCCGGCCAGGCCCAAGCGCAAGCGTCGCAGCGTGCGCGACCCGGATCACTCCATGTCGTGGCGTCAGCGGCAGGAAGCGAAGGGCGCGATGTTCGTGCAGTTCTGGACGCGCCCAGAGGTGGCGTCGAGGCTCAACGCGCTCATTGCGGCGCGTCGAGCTATCGAACCGCTGCGTCAGCGCAAAGCGATCAAGCCGAAAGACATCATCGAAGACCTGATTCTCTCAGCACATCTGTGACCATCTGAATTCGTTCGCCTACCCACACGAACATCGGTACGGCGAACGAGTTCCCCAGCGCCTTGTAGCGGGGTCCGTCCTTTGCGACGTGACCCCGCTTTCCCATCGGGATGGCTGTCCAGTCATCGGGGAATCCCTGCAACCTCTCGCACTCACGCGGCGTCAGCCGACGCACCGCCGTCAGCGAACTCGCCACATCGGTCTGGCTCGCCTCAAGTTGGCTACCCTGACCGCTCGACGGGTACACGTTGAACGCGGTGAGGGTCTCGACCGTGTCGACATCGGTCCCCGGCGGGCGGTCGCCGCCGGTTTGGTTGCCGCCAGCGCGCAGCGTGGGTGAGATGTCGGAGACGAACACCGCGACCTGACCACCGGCGTCGGCACCGCTGTACAGCGGCGGCGTGACTTCGCTGGGCGCACCGTCCTTGTCGCGGGTGTAGTGGCTGGCCTTGAACGCGACCGGGATCAGAATCGCGCCTCGGCCGGTGCCATCTTCCGACGCTGCCCGACCGTGAACGTCGAGCGTGCGCGCAACGACCGGGATCATCGTCTGGCCCTCGTCGAAGGTTGTGTTGACGCCCTTGTGCATGCGCCTGGTGAGGCAGTTCGCGACCGCCGGGATCAGCGTCTCGGTTTCCGGATCGGTGCGCTTGCCGCCGTGGTGACCGCCTGCGTTGAGGCATTGCGACACGACCGGGACATCGGTCAGAGCAGGGACAGTTGTGGGAATGGCGTGTCCTGCGGCGGCTTCGTCTGGTCCGCATCGCCAGCCGAGACCGTCTGAGGCTCCGTTCGTGAGCGCGCCGACGGTTTCGGAGACTGCTCCACTGTCACCACTCCCGCTACGCTCTGCAGCGCCGCCAGCAAGGCTGCGGGCAACTCCTTCCCGCGGCGAGCGGCGCGGCGCAGGATCCCCGCGCAAGCTCGCGAGCTCAAGAAGTACCGCTGCGGCAGGTCGGTAGTCTCCAGAATATCCGACAAGGATGATGCGACGCCGCCGCTGGGGAACTCCGCAATACTGAGCGTCAAGCACTCGGTACGCGACTCCGTAGGCGTCAGGAATTCCGGCGACGAATCCGGCGGTCTGCCAGCCTCCGGGTGGGACTTCGACCACTGTTCCCGTGAGCAAGCCCAGAAACGCTGCAAAGTCTCGTCCTCCTGAACTCGAGAGTAGGCCGGGGACGTTCTCCCAGACCAGCCAGCGGGGGCGATATCGTGCAGCAATCGCAGCAAATGTGAGGGTGAGGTCACCACGCGGATCATCAAGTCCTTTTCGGAGTCCAGCGACCGAGAATGACTGGCAGGGTGTTCCTCCAACGAGAACATCGAGGTTTGCATCGGGCCACTCCTTGAAATTGGTCATGTCGCCCAGGTTGGGAACATGTGGAAAACGATACTTCAATACTTCGCACGGGAACGGGTCGATCTCCGACGCGAACACGCACTCCCAGCCGAGAGCGTCCCACGCCGCAGACGCGCCTTCGATGCCGCTTGCTACTGATCCGAATTTCATCGCGCACTCCCAAAAAGGTCGCAGACAGTTTCCACATCAGTGCGAGGGTTGCGATGGTGCGCCCACTGCTCCTGCTCCACGAACGTCTTCGACCAAAGCGCCTTGGCGATCTCGACGTATTCGGTGTTGCGTTCCTCGCCGTCGCTGCGCTTGCGGTGCCTGCCTGACGGATGCGCTTTGCGCTCCATCACCCAGCCGCTGGCCTTCAAGCTTGCGCCGTTCTCGCTCGTGTAAATGTACGTCTGGATTTTCGCGTAGCCCATCGCCTTGCCGATGCGCGCCGCCGCTGAGTACAGGAACGAGCAGGCGTTGTAAGTGCCGTCGCTGCACATGCGGGTGACCTCAAGAATCCTGGTCGGGTCGAGTCCGCTTGTCGGTCGACCGATGATGGCGCACGCGACGAGCGCTCCGCTCGCCGTCAGCGCGCCGATGCAGAAGCGATGGCCCTGCGCGCGTTTGTGGTGCCGGTGATGCTTCTCGACGAATTCATTCGCGTCAGTCAACTCCAGAGGGACGAGACGCAGCTTTACCTTTTCGTGCAGAACGAACGTCATCCCAGCACCCTTGCACAAAACAGCCACGGGTTTCCTGCTTCCCGGCACTCGCGCCAGGCCAGCCAGTCCCACGCGACGGTGCCAGCGATCAAGAGCAACACGATGATCGTGATCGCGATCACCCTGCCAAGTTCCGCATCAATCTTCATGTTTTCTCCACGCCTTTCGTGATCTCGGGCTGTCTTCAGGAAGCGACATCAGTTCGTTTTGTGTGTACGTGCAACTCATGTACGTGTAGCCCAACTGCCTCATGATGTTGCCCACGCGATTCGCCTCGCGGCGCTCAGTCTTTCCGATCTCGAGCTTGAGCGCGCCTGTCAGGATTTCGCCGGTCGTGACTCCGCTCTTCAGTCGCGCTTCCGGCTGGTCAAGCCAGTACTCAATCACGGTGACCCACTCGTCGCGCACGACGAACTCTGTCGCCGCTTCCGCCGCGAGCAGACGCGTCGCCTTGTCCTCGATCCACCACTTCTCGCCCGCCTTGTAGCGGTGCGTCGCCTCGGCCCACAGTTGATCGCGATCGGAGCGCAGCGTCTCGAGGTCGATCTCGTCGCAGACTTTCACGGGCCAGAAGCGCACGTTGCCGGTCGGATCGGACAGCACCTCGCTCGGGTTCGACGTGCCGCAGAAAACGCTGCACCGCGGGATGGTCTGCACACGGTGCGCGTACGCTGGCCGGTACGTGTCTTCGTAGGTCGATATGAACGACTTGATCGATTCGACATCGTCGGCGCGCTTGAGCTTCGCCAGTTCGGCCATCTCAATGATCCAGACCTTGCTGCACTGTTCGATGGCCTTCGTGTTGTCACCGCCGATGCTGCCGTTCTGCACGGCGAACCACGGCGAGCCAAGCACCCTGAAGACTTCCGACTTCCCGGCGTCCTGCGCGCCGAACAGGATCAGCACGGTCTTGACCTGACACCCCGGCTGCATCGCACGGGCGACCGCCGAGATCATCCACGCCTTGCCGACGAAGTTGGTGAATTCATTGTTCGGTGCGCCGCAGTACGTCGTGAGCCACGTATCCAGCCGGGGCGTGCCATCCCACTTCAGCGAGTGCAGGTAGTCGCGGACGGGATGAAAGCTGTTGCGCTTGGCGACGAGGTTCACCGCGTCCTTGAGCATGCCGCGGAAGTACAGCCCGGTGCGGTCGTACCAGCACTCCAGCATCGTGTCGTGGTGATCGGCCCACTCCTCGGGCTGCTCGCCCCACGGCGTCGGGCGCGTGGTCGTGACGCGTTGCCTGAGCTCGTCCCACGCCAGCACCCCGGCCCACTCGTCGGCGTAGAGCAGCGGCATGACCGCGTTCTCGGTGCAGCGCATGGCGGTCTGCTCGCCCGCGACGATCTTTCCCTTGACCAAGTTCGTGCGCCACTTGCAGTACTTCCAATGCTTCGCGACCGCAGACAAATCCCACTGCTTCCTCGGCCCCGGTCGTTCGGGCGCTTCGGCTTCCGGCTCGTCTTCCCGCGGCATGAGGATGCCCGTGCGGGCCGGTTCCGCCTCGTAGACGTGCCGGCGCATGCGTGGCTCGCCGCCGACGGTTTCGATCAGCCAGTTGTCGAGTTGTTCGGGCGACCAGCCATCCTCGAGGAGCGCGTTCGCCGCGTCCCACTTCTCGTTGCAGTCCGAGACGTTCAAGATCCACACTTCCGCCGCGATGCCACGCAGCCGCTCTACAAGCTCGCCCAGCGCGTGCGCGCCCGCCTCGTCGGCGTCGGGCCAGATGTACACGGTGCGGTCCTGCAGCGGGTCGAGGTCGGCCTTGGGGACGGCGTGCGAGCCGCCTGGCCACGTCGCGGCGACCCAGCGCCCGCCGCCCAGGATTCCAGCGGCGTCCGCGCTCTTCTCGCCCTCGACCAAGCACACGGGCAGCTTGGGTGACGCCGTCAGCAGGTGCAGGTTGTAGAGCGGGCGCGGCGCTTGCCAGTGGCCGTTGCGCCAGCCATCGTCGGCGTAGGTGAACGCCCGGTACGACTTCCAGAGCGTCCCTTCCTTGTCCCACCATTCATATCTGCCGACGTAGAAGAGGATCTCGCGCCTTTTGCCGTGGTAGGTCCAGACCTTTTCGAGTTTCCACGGGTGCGGTGGATCCTCGCTCGGCTGGATTCGCATGTCGGGTTGCGCCGAGAACTCGTCGGGCGGCGCGTAGCATTTGCGCTTGACCTCGGCAGGCATCAGCTTGGGGAACGGGATGACCTTCCGCTCCGTCACGCCGCCGGTGATGATCTCCACGGCCCGCTGGAACGAACAGCCCTCCTTGCGTTGCACGAACGCGATCGCGTCGCCGCCGACGCCGCATGAGTGGCAGAAAAAGAAGTCCTTGTGGGGAATGACCGCGAGCGATGGCCGACGGTCATTGTGGAAGGGGCAGAGTCCTTTGTACTCGCGCCCGTTGCGCTTCAGTTCGACGTAGAGGCCGACAACTTCAGCGATGGAAAACGTGGCCTTGAGGCCAGCAACATCGACAGCCATGATGTTCTCCTGTCAGGCTGCGATCAGTGCATTGACATTGTCCCAGGTAGCCACGACCGGCACGACGACACCGTCGTGCGCGGGCGCTCCACTGCCGCGATACATGAAGCGCTGGAAGTCGCTGCGGTGCATCCGCCGGTCCCAACTTCTGGGGATGTACTTCAGGATCATCAGCGGCGCTGTGAGCGGGAAGTACGCGAACGCGTCTTCCGCGAGGAACGCAGGGTCGATAGCGAGGTCGGGATCGAAAGCCCAGCCACAGATCAGGCGCTGGTCGCGCGCCGCCTCGGTGACCGCAGGCAAGATGATCTGCGCCTCTTCAGGCACCCACAGTTTTGCCGCTGGCAGGATGATCACCGCTGCAGCCGTCGCGCCGAGCGCGCCCAGGAAACCACGTCGAGAGATGTTGACCATTGGATTAACCTCGTGCGCGCGTTTTTGCTTGCCGCGCCGTGTAGATGTGCATTGCCCACCGCTCGGCGCTCGCATAGCCCTGCGAGATCGCGTAGCGGACCAGTTCCTCCAATGTGCGCGCTCGACGTCGCGCAGGGTCAGTCTTCTTCCGCGGCTTGCCGTAGCGTGATTTCGCGAGCAAGTCCGCGTTCATCTCTTGAAGCTCGCCGTCGACGCGCTCGGGTGCGGCGCGTGATGTATTCCAGCCGATGACGATGGCTCCGCACTCGGGACAGTAGCGGAACGGTTTGGCGAATGTGCCGAAGCACACCTTGCAGGTGAAGACTGCCGGTGTCTTTTTCTTTTTCTTGCGACCCTCGAGCGACCACTCGCGCACCTCGTCGGGCATGCCGTGTCGCATCGTGTTGCCGACTTGGTCGAGGTAGATGCCGTGGGTCTTGCCGGGTGCGGGCCGAAGCATGCGCCCGATGAATTGCAGGTAAAATGTGAGGGAGTCGGTGGGCCGCAGATCGATCAGCGATTGAACGCCGGGGATATCGACTCCCTCACCAAACAGGTCAACATTGCACAGATGGGAAATTTCGCCACGTTTGAAATCATTAAACATCTGCCGGCGCTCGGAATCTGGCGTCTTCGCGTCGAGGTGGACTGCGACGAATCCGGCCTTGCAGAACTCCTCGGCCACCTTGACGCTCGCCTCGACGCCGACGGATCGAATCAGACACCTCGTTCCCGGCGCGTGCTTGCGGTACTCGGCAATGCTGTCACCGACGATGGTCGACTTGGCGACCGCCTCTTGCATCTGGTGCTTGTTGAACTCGCCCGCGACATGTCCAACCTGCGAGAGGTCGAGCGTGGTGGGCGGCGGGGCGTAGATGCGGTAGTCGGCAAGGTAGCCGTTGTCGATGAGCCAGCGCATCGACTGGCCTTCGCATATCTCGTCGAAGTGACTGCCAAGCCCCTTCCCGTCGAGACGTTGTGGGGTCGCCGTCAGCCCGATGTAGTAGGCGTTCGGATATCCCTCCTGCAGCGTCGACCACTTGGGCGCGCAGCAGTGATGAGCCTCGTCGGGGATGAGTACTCGCGGCGCGGGCAAGTCGGCCTGGCGACGCTTCAGTGAATCGATGAGGACAACCTGTAGCGCCCTGTTGCCCTCGGTCGGATGACCGCGAGCGACGATGCCGACCGGCAGGCCCGCGTCACAGAAAGCCTGCGCGGCCTGGTCCAGCAACTCGCGGCGATGCACGACGAACCAGACCGGCAGGAAATCGCGTTCGATGGATGACGCGCAAATCTTCGTGGCGATCCGCGTCTTGCCGCCGCCGGTCGGCAGGACAATCAGCGGACGCCTGACCTTGCGTCGCATCGCGTCACGCACGCGCTCGAGCAGCGACTCCTGATGCGGGTAGAGCTCGATCACGGCACGGCGCGCGTCACGAGCTCGACGGTCTCGACCTTCGCCGGATCGTCGTAACTGCCCGCCATGCGGATGTTGCGACCGTAGTCCTCCTGCACGATGCGCCAGCGGCGCACCCCGCCGCGTGTCGGTTCCGCTTCCGGCGTGACCCGGTAGATGTACGCGCCCCAATTCCAGATGATTCTGTCGTTGTCTTCCGGCGGGGTCCAACACCACATGCCTGATGGATCGTCCCGCGCACGGCGTTGAATCAGTTTCCCGGTCATCGCTGCGGTCTGCACATCGATCATGTACTGCTGATCGGGAAGGTTGCGCGCTCGCGCCGCCGCCTCTTGAGGTGTGTCCGGACGCATCGTCGTTTCGTAGGCGTGCCGGTACTGCGCTTGGTCTTCCATCTCTCGCTCCTGATCTTGCAGAAGGCGACGAGCCGCAAGGATCACTTGCGGCCCGAAGCCAAGGTTGTCGGAACAGCCGCTCACGCAGCTGGAACGTCGAGCTTCAACTGCTTGGGCGGACCCGGCTGCACGGTCGCGTCGAGGATGTCTTCGCCCTTGATCGAGAGTGCTTCCTTGATCGTCAGTATCGTGACGTCGAAACGGTTGTAGCTGGCGAAGTTTTTCGCTTGGCTGCGGCTGGATGCGATCACGTAGATGACGTCGCCGGTGACGCGGTCCTTGACCTTGTAGTGCCGCGTGTCGTTTTCTTTCTGCGGTGCCGGGGTTGCGGTTTCGGGGGTGGGAGTGACGTTGTCGTTCATGGCTCTTTGTGTCCTATGAGTTGGTGGTAGTCCGCGATGCTTTGCACCACGCCTGCGATGCCCCCGGAGGCGCGGACGGCCTCGAGGAATTTCTTCTGCTGCTCTTCGCGCTCGCGCTCTTTCTTGTTGCGCTTCTTGCGAGTGAGTTCGTTCGGTGACTTGACCTCGATGGCCGTAAAGACGGCCATGTTCTGCGGGTAAGTGTAGGTGCGAATGGAGTCGCGTATCGAGACTTTCGTGGCGCGAATCGTCCAGCCGATCAGGTCAGCACCGCCCTTGCCGCCGACGCCATACGGCACGGTGTATACATGTCCACTTTCGGACGTGTACTTCGCCATGCCGATGTTGTTGCGGAAAAGACGGTTACCGAGACGAGTCGCTTCGCAAAGCAACTCGCCGTACAGATCGACTTCCATGAATTGCTCCCGCTTTACGCTACGCGACGACGCTTTGCCTTCTCGGTTTTTGCGAGATTAACCACCGCCGTTCCGACATCCCACGACGGGATCACACCGGACTTGATTCGGTAAATCGTTGGTTGTGCCACACCGACTGATTCAGCGATTTGAGCCTGAGTCCAGCCGCGCGCGAGAAGTGCTTCTACTGCAAACTGTGGGGTCATTGGCCTGCTCGATTCTGCTGCAAAGTCGTAGGGTTCTTTTTCTTTTTTCGGTGGGCGAGGAATGAAACGCACGACATTGTATTTTGGGCATTCCTTCCGCACGGCCTCACGTTCTGCCGTGATCGCTTGATCTCTCGTTTCAAAGCGTTCGACTGTGATGTTCTGCACCTCGTTGAACCAAGGCGCTTTCCGTGCGTGCGTCTTGAGTCTTCCCTGCAATCCGATGGTCATGCCGACATACAGCAGCGCACCGGACTTGTCGAAATGGCGATAGAGGGAGGCTGCGCTCATGCGGCTGAGAATACGCCGTCGCGGATTATCTTTCAACGGATATTGACTCTACATATACGTGAGCGTATCGTGAGCGGTGGGGAAAACCACCCCACCCACCCGACGAGGAAAACTCTATGACTATCAATGCCCCCGGCATTTTCGACATCCCGTTTTCTGAGTACCTGGGCGACCCGTGCGTGGTCCCGGCCCTGTCCAGCGGCATCGCCCACCGTCTGATCACGGCCAGCCCCCTCCACGCGTACAACGAACACCCGCGCCTCGGTGGCACCCGCGAGGAATCCAACGAGGCCGACATCGGTTCCGCCGCGCACGAGATGCTGCTGGGTGGCGAGGATCGCATCGCGTGGCTTCCGTACAAGGACTGGCGCACGAACGAGTCGAAGGATGCCCGCGAGGCAGTGCGCGAGGGCAACCGCATTCCGATGCTCGCGCACAAGCAGCCGGAAGTGTTCGCGATGGTCGACGCGGCGCACGCCTTCATCCAAGGGACCGAGATCGCTGGCGTGTTCGACCGTGGCATGTCGGAGCGCACGCTGGTCTGGAAGGAGGGCGACGTGTGGTGCCGCGCTCGACCGGACTGGCTCACCAACGATCACGACGTCATGCTGCACTACAAGACGACCGAAGCCTCGGCCAGGCCCAGCAAATTCATTCGCGGCATCTTCGCGAACATGGGCTACGGCTTCTCGATGCGCTTCTATGCTCGCGGCCTCGCCGCCGTGTTCCAGCCGCTGCCTAGTGTCAAGCACTTGGTGCTGGTGCAAGAGCAGAAAGCACCCTACGCGTGCAGCCTGATCAGTCTGACGCCAGCGATGGCCGAGATCGAAGACGCACGCGTGCGCGTCGCCATCGCGATGTGGCGCAAGTGTCTGGCCGAAGATGCTTGGCCGGGTTACGACTCGCGGATCCACTATGCCGATCCGACGCCGTGGCAGTTGGCCGAAGCAGAGGAGCTCGCACTGTCATGAAAAAGGGAGACACGCTGGTCAAGGTCAGCGGCAATTTGCCGCTACACCTTCGGTACGAGGAAAACGCGCGCGAAGCGTTCGCGCTCCTCGCACTCATCAACGCGGAGTTCACGACCGATCCGATGAGCGTGCAGTGCTTCGACCTGAGCATCGTCGAGCGTGTGCGCGTGTGCGTCGGCAAGCGCGTTGCGCTCGTCAGAGCGGCAGGCGGTGAATCATGAGCGAGCAGGCCGAGCGCGAGATCAACGAGATCCTCGACGGCATGGTCGAGGTTGGCCTGCCGCCGCGCGCGATGATCGCGCTCGTCGATGTACAGAAGGCGATGGTCCTCGCGTGGGACCGTGGCTACAACGCTGCTGTCGACGATGCGGTTGCGATCGTCGAGGGACGCATGAGCAAACACGAGGCAAGAAAATGAGCGAACCCAACCTGATGAAAGACGTCGTGCTGTCACCCGAGGGCGTCGAGGAAAAAGTCGTCGAGGTGCGCACGTACCAGATCTGCCTCACCGGCGGCGGAAAGTTTCGCGTGTACTACGGCGAGAAGGATTGCCGACACACCGTCGGCATCTTCGACGACGTCAAGCAGGCGCGCAACCGCATGGGCATGATCATGAACATGAACGGCGCGATGATCGTGCGCCCCGACGAGACGATCACGATGATCCTGAAGAACCTGCTGGGGGACGACGAATGAGTTTCCAATTCAGGCCAGCAACACGCGAGTCCGTTGGTCTTCTCATCGGATTGGCTGGCGGAACAGGTTCAGGGAAAACTTTTTCCGCGATGCGACTGGCAAGCGGCATTTGCCGCGCGCTGGGCAAGCCGCGGTTCGCGGTGATCGACACCGAAGCGCGCCGCGCGCTGCACTACGCCGACCGCTTCAACTTCGACCACGGTGAGTTGAAGGGACCATTCAGGCCAGAGCGCTACACCGAAGCCATCGTCGCCGCCGACGACGCGGGCTACCCGGTGATCCTCGTCGACAGCACCTCGCATGTGTGGGCGGGCGACGGCGGAGTACTTGAGATGCAAGAGGACGAGCTCGACCGGATGGCCGGTCAGGACTACCGCAAGCGCGAGGCGTGCAAAGTGGCCTCGTGGATCAAACCCAAGGGTAGCCACAAGAAGATGGTCTCGCGCCTGCTCCAGGTGCGCGCACATCTCATCTTGTGCTTCAGGGCCGAACCGAAGATCGAGATGGTCAAGGATCCACAGACCGGCAAGATGCAGATCATCGCCAAGCAGAGCCTGACCGGTTTGGACGGCTGGATTCCGATCAGCGAAAAGAACCTGCCGTTCGAACTCACCGTTTCCTTCCTGATGATGGCGAGCAACCCCGGCGTCGGCATGCCGATCAAACTGCAGGAGCAGCACCGTGCGCTGTTCCCGAAGGGCCAGCAGATCAACGAGACGAGCGGCGAGAAGATCGCGGAGTGGGCCGCAGGCGGCGTGCCGCGAGCGCCTGCGGAGCCGCCCACCGACATTGTCGCGAACCCTGCGCTTGCGGTGGCAACTGCCGCGCTCGAGTCTGCGGCGGCGGAAGGCCAGACAGCATTGCTCGCAGCGTGGCAGAACCTGACCGACGAGGGCCGCAACGAACTCGGTGCGCTGTTCGGTCGGCTGAAGAAGACGGCGAAGCGCGCATGATCGTCGAAACGAAAAACGCGAGCCTCTCGACGCTCGCTGTCACGATTCAGGCGCTTCATGTCAGCGGCAAGCAGATGACGCTGGCGGTGTTCCGGCAATTGCCAGACAAGAAGGAAACCAAAGCGTGCGAGTTGTGGGGTGTGGTTCGCTACTTCATCAAGGACGAAGGCTATCTTTGGCTTGTGTACTCGGAAAATGGAATCCTTTATCGAAGGGACATCCGCCCGCATGAACCACAGCGTTATGACAGCAGACTGGTCGAACTCAAGAACGAACTCCAGAGAGCAATAGACAACGTCAAAAGGTACGAGGACATCAAGTGGGAAAAGTACCTAGCAGAAGCGCAACAGAGCGTTGCAAAGCTGGAAAAGCAAGTCGCTGAGGAACATGAAAACGTGGAGAATTATTACGCGCGCGATGTTGCCGTCTACGAGAGAGAGAGTTATCTCGCCAACCTCACCCAGCTTTTCATCGCCGTATGAACGAACCCGATCTCATCACCGGCATCGTGCCGTGGGACGACCGACTGGTCTGTCACTGGATTGCGTGGGAAGCGATCAGTCCGACAAAGTTGCGGCTGCGCCTGCCGCCAAACAACGTGTGCGACATGTCTGGCGCAATCGCTGTTGCCACATGCGTTATGCCTTTGGTCACGCGAATCGAAACCACCGTCGGCGGGAAACCCGACACGCGGTATGAAAACTGGTGCGGGAACTGGCAGGCATTCGACCCATGAAACGCAACACACGCGCAACGCTCACCCGCCGCCACGATGTGCTGATGTCGCGCTTGTGCGACCTGACGTACCGTGCGCGCACGTACACGAACGCGACAAACGACGCCGATAGGATGCAGCAACTTCGCTGCCTCGGTGAGGCTGCGCTCGCGTACTCTTCCGCACTCCGAACACTGGCGAGGTCCAGACCCTGATGTGCAAGCTGATCTGCAAGCTGTTCAACCGGCACCGCTGGCAGCGCGTGAACCTGCGCGGCTGCGTTCTTGATAAATGTACACATTGCGGCAGGCACCGCAGCGTAACGATGGGAGTACCGCAATAATGTTTTCAGTCCAGCAGAAGCGCGACATCGCGACCGCCGTGCAGAACATCCTGCACAACACGCATCACCCCGAATTGCCGCATGGTGAGATTGCGTTCACGCTCGCCGTCGAGGGCGCGACGAGGGCGTCGTGGGCGCACATCCACAACAACGGCGCGGTGCCT